GTTCGCAAGTGTGTTGTTTATTATATCCGTCTTTATTTTTTCAAGTAAGTTCGTACCCAAGTAATTTTGTATATGAATATCTTGAGCAACTTTAATCCATTGAATAAAAGAATCCGTGTCAATATTTCCGTTAAGTGCGGTAAATTTTACGATGTCGTTTCGTGAAATTAGTAAAGCTTCAGCCATTATTTAAATCTTTTGTTTGTTGGTAAAAAACCTCGTGTTGGTGTGTCTATTGGTCTTGTTGCAACTAAACTTGGGTTTTTAATTACGTACCCAAACTTTTCGGCTTTTGCTCCCGCTATCCTTTTTGCTTTTGGCGAATTAACATCTATTCCAGAACCCGAAAAATTAACGTAAACTTGTTTGTTCCATCGGTGGTAACAATTAGCCCCGCCTTTATGCAACCATATAGAATAAGTATTTGTACCTCGTGGTCCTAAACCTTCGTTTACAACTTGTGAACCCATTCTAATAATGTCTTCTTTTCTGTATATTTTATTTGCTTGTAACATTTTTCTGCAAAATTCCCGCCCGTTTGCTTTTTGTTCACCCGCATAAACATAACGTGTAATAAATTGGAATCCACCAATATTTTCGTCTTGTTCACTATTTGAGTTTGGGAACGCCGAACCCGTAGAAACTAAATTAACAACTTTGCTTAAAAAACTTTGTTTAATTTCTTTGCTTAGTAATTGGTTTTCGTCGTCGTCGTTATCGTAATCAACTGCGTTTTCGTCTATTAATAACCATTCGGGGTTTACGTCTTCGCCTAAGTCAATCAAGGCTTGTGCTAAAGCATCGTCTTTTGGGTCTGCGCTTAATTCCGTTCCCGTTTCTTCGGCTATTTGTTCTTCGGTTTGTGCGTTTTCTAAGTCCGTGAATTCCAAAGGTTGTAAGGTTTTGAAAAATAGTTTTAAACTTATTCCGTTATAATGTAAAATCGTGTCGAACGCGTCTAATAATTCTTCTTGAAAAGGTCTAATAACCATATTGTCAAATAGAACCGCGCTATTTTTTAATTCATCTGCGTTTGAGCTAAACCCGTTTGTTGATGCAACCCCGAATAATAACGGACTTGTAACATTGTGTCCAAGCATTATTTTTCTTAAACATTCTTCGCTTAAATAAGTGTAGTGTTCTGGAGCGTCGTTTAATGGTATATCCTCAACCGTTGTTTTTGATTCTGCGTTGTCGTTAAAAGCAACAATTACTTTTTGTCCACGTGAACCCGTTAATTTATTAAGAACCTTTTGGCTTATAATACTTTGTTGTTCTTCGCTTGGAACGCCGTTATTGAAGTTAACTACCTTAGTTCCCGAAAATCCGTTTTGAACTTCGTTTATTAAGTAATCGCCTATTTCTTGTTCAAGCAAAGCGTAAGGTACTGCGCCTTGATAGTCTGGGTAAGCGTAATATTTCATTCCAACCGAATAAGGCTTAGAATAAAGTATTTCTATATTGTCGTTTGAGAATCCAAAAGCCGAATATCTAAGCGGTGGGAATTGTCTTGTGTCGTTCCAATCGTCTGAATAATAGTAACCCGCTATTTCGCCTTCTTTATTGCACTTTTCCGCTCGTAAAAGATTAACGGGTATATGATAAGCCTTTAAAATCTTTTTTCTGTCTTTTGAATAATGTAATTGAATCGCAAATTGCCCTAACATCTTGCGGTCAATAATCATTTTGCGTACGTCGTCCCTTGAAAACAAAGTCATCATTTGTGCGTACTCGTTTACCTTTTTAGAAGCGTCTAACGCACCTAAACCACGCCCGTAAACTAATCTGCATATATTGTTTATTATTGCGTTATTCGTCGTTGAATTCGTGTATCTATCAATTAAGAAATCAAAGTATTGCGCTCCGTTTTCCGTTAAGAAATCAACCCAATTTTCTCTGTTTGTTTCTTCGACAATTGGCGTTGTGTAACTCGATAAATTTAAGACGTGGTAATTATTCATAAATTATAAATTCGTTGTTTGATGTATGCGAAACATATTGTCCGTTATTTACCGAGAATGTCGCTAAAGGTTGATTCGTGCAGAATGCTTTTTCTAAAAGTAATCTATTGCCGTTCGTGTCTTGTAATTCAATCATATAAAACCTATTTTCCGTAAGGTTAAAAATGGCTTCGATTTGATAAAAGTAACTTAACGCACCTTGTGAAATAATCGGAACGTTTGTAGTTACGTTTTCGGCTTCGTCCGTAATTAACAAATCCGTAATCGTTCCCGTTCGTGGCGTACAATTAAAGGTTTGGCTTGTAATATTATTTGTAGTTAAAACTATCATATAGATATAATTAGATTTTCTTGTTTTTGTTTCATAAAAAAAGGGTTACACGAATGCAACCCCCTTTTAGTTTTAACCAATAAAACGTCTTTTATACCGTAATAACTGCGCCCCCTAACAAAGTTGCTAATTGTGCTTCAGTAGTACAATCAAGGAAATTTGCGGGTATTGCTTCTTGACCCGTGAAAGTCAAGGAATATCCGTTCATATCCCCAAGTGCTGTTCCGTTTCCGATAGTTCCCGCAGTTACGTCCATTCCTCTTTCAAGTCCCGCAATAAAGTATTGATTTGCGTTTGTACGTACTATAATATTTGGTCTTCCGTAAGTCAACAACTTAACTTCTTTGTGCGTTTGAACGTCTTGTTTCTTCAACGTAACCGCCAAAACTTGTTCAAAGAATGTAGTTCCGTTTTCACGTGAACTTGTAATTGTAGTTTCAAAAGAATTTGTTCCTTTCAATTCAAATTTGTAAACGGGTGTTGCTAATGGCAAAGCAATAGCCGAAATTTCGTCCGTTGTACCAACATAAGTAACGTCGGTTGTTGCGTCGTAAAGTCCATAATTAAGTACATAAATAGCGTTTAAACCGCCTATTACGTCCTTGCATTGCTCTAAACGTCCGTGTGTAATATCACAACTCATTGTTTTTTTTTTTAGTATTGTTTATAATAAGGGGTGGTTGCCCACCCCGTTAAATGATTATCCGTAAACTACGATGTCTTCAATAACTCCGTAAGTTGCACCTGCCGCCATTCGCATAATTACACGAACGTTTTGGCTTCCGTCGATGTCCGACATATCAATTACTCTAACTTCTTGAGTATCGCTCAAAAGTGAACAACCGAAATAAAGGTTTGAAGTGGTTGTTGCCATCATTGAATCGTTAGGCAATCCGTTAGCCATAAAAATTGGTATTCCCGAATAAGACAAAGCGCCATTTGTGTACCACATTGTACCCATTGAGTTAACACCCGCATTTGCTTGTGAGTTAGTACCTAAAGCACCGAAACCACCTAAAGCGGAAACATAAGCCTTTGCAACGTTTTGTGAAACATAAATCTTTAAATCAGATTTTCCGTAAAGTGTTGCGGGAATTTGCGCTTCAACTAAAGCAAGTTGTGCAATTACGTTAGCGGGTGTAATCGCAACGTTGTTAATCAATTGTGCTGGCGGTAACAAAGGGTCAACTAAAGCCGTTGAAAACAATCCGTCAAATTCTCCACCAACCGCACTTGAACCTTGCCATAAAGAAACTTCGTTAGCGGAAGCAACTTGAGAAGCTACGTGTGCAATTAAGTAATCAGCAAAAGATTTAGGCAAAGTGTCAAAAGACGAAAACCCTTGCTCTATTCCTTGCCAAGTGTTGTGAAATTGTGACTTACAAAGTTGCATATTAACTTGCAAATCTTTAACTTCTAAAATTCTCTCGGTTAAATCAACGGTTGCGTTTGTTTGAAAGTCACAAGACGCATCTTCTAAAACGTTTGCAGTTTCAAGACGTTGAATAACTGATTTAAATTTGATGTTTGGCATAACGGTAACCCCGCCATTTTCGATTGTTGGTGCGCTTAGTAGTGCGGCACTAATATACTTACCCGCAAATTGTCCCGCATAAGTAGTAGTAATAACTGGTTGTGTTGGCATTTCTTTTTAATTTTTAATTGTTAGTAATTATTTAATTTTTTCTAATATAGAATCCATTGTGTTTCGTGGTCTTTTAGAACCAATTTTAGTGAATTCAATTTCTTTTGTATTCTCGGGGTTGAAACTAATTGGTTTAATGTCCGAAAGTTCGGTTGATTCTATTTCAACTTCGTCAACTTTGGTTAATAATTCCAACTTCGCTTTTAACTCGTTATTTTCTTTTGTAAGTTTTTCCATTTCTGAAAAGAAAGTTTCTTTAACTACGCTTTCAATTGTTTTCTTTGGTGTTGACTTTTCAACTTGTGCTTCAACTTCTTCTTCAACAACTTCTTCTTCAGCAACTGGCGCTTCTTCTTCTTCGGTTGCTTCGGCTTCTTTATATTCAGCTATTAAACCTTCTTCAACAACAACTAAAATCATTCCGTCTTCCATTT